AGAACCTCACTGTTTCTTGTAAAGACATCAGTCTGTGGGACAGTTAGTTCTAGAAGTCTAGCCATCTGTGCGTCTGTGTCTAGGCCAGAGGCAATCAGCTTACTTTGTAGAGACTTGTTGGTGGATACTAGTACAGGTGTAGCCCATGTTTTAGCATCCCGTTCTTCTGCATTTCTATTAAGTCTTGCTTTATCACGCCCTTGTGACACCCAATAACAAAAGTCTCCTACTTCTTTATCGTTCATCATGGTTACTTCATCTATAGTAAGTGGTAAGTTAGCGTATGTACCAAGTCGAGAGAACAAAGCCATCTGTGTATACTTAGCCGTAAAGTGTAGCTTCTCAGGGCTTCCATATATAGACTGAGCCCAATACTGTGCTAGTGTTTTACCACCGCCTGTTGGCCCATATAGTGATACTGTTAATCCTTTGAGCCCTGTAAAATTATAAAGTGGTGCAGAGAATGCCACACCTAAACAGAACATATGCGATTTAAGGTTAGCCTTGTCCATAACAGAAGTAAGATTAGTCCATTGTTCTAATGAACCTTTAGCACCATATAAATCTGAGCCTTGCTTTTGTATAATAGAAGCTAAGTTTATCTTCTCTTCTATTACAGACCCGTCAGGTTTTCTTTTTATTAATAAATTACCTAGTAAAAAAGATGAGTTCTTTTCTTTCCAACCCATAGTAGAATACAAATTTGTCATGGTACGAATCTGTCTTAATTCTTCCATGTAAGTTCTTAACATAAGCTGAAAATACTCCGTTTGTTTCTTATTGTACAGCACAATACCTTGGTCTGCTATAGCACTAGGGAATTCCCTACTACCATCAGTAAGATATGCTTGCCTTAATGATAGTTCTTGCCACCCCATATGTGGTCTATCCCAATGAAATCTTACAGTTTCGTATCCTAATGACTCATCAAATCCGTAGCCTACTGGATATATATCAAACTTACATATGTCTACATCTGTATCATCTATAGTAATTTTAATACCATCTTTAGTTCTTTTAAATGGTTTAGGCATAGGCACAGCGTTAGCTACTTTATCAGGAGCTTGTTTTATTATAGGAGTTTCTTGATACTGAACACCTAGTCTAGCTGGTGAACCTATCTTACCTTTGTACTTACAACCTCTACAACCTGTAGGTCTATTAGATTCAAACTTTGCACAGGTAGTTGGGCCTGAAGCAGACTCTTTCCACTGAAGAAGTTTATGTTTAGTTGATTTCTCACTATACCCTGAATGCCCCTTAGACCACTCTATAGCCGTTGTTTCGGGGTTTTGGCAGAAAGCTGCTACTCCTATAAGAGAATACCATAAAGGCTCATCTACTTTGTCTTGATGCGATATAGCCCACTCTATTTGTTTACACTTACTAGCTACTACTGACCCAACAGCAGACTGGTGTTCACTCTTAGTAGATAAATTATCTAACAACGAGTTGTCACGAGTTTGACCTTCGGATGGATGCGAATCCATAACGTAATAGTAAGATAAACTTGTTTTTAGATGTGCAACACTAGTTGGTTTAGATTCTACTAATACTTTAACTTTATTACCATTCTTAGGATTATGAGTCCCTACAGGTCTTAGCACCAATGCACTGTTGGCTGTAAGACCAGCGTCTATTTTAAATTCTTTTTGAATTGCAGCTTGCTTCATAGCTTCTGCTAATGGTTTCCACTGCTCAGGCGGTAGCTCTTCATCAAGTACCCAGTATACATGTAAGCCATTACCTGAATGCACTATCATAGGTTTAGGTAACTTCAGGTCAGACACAAACTTCCCTAATGCTTTTAAACCTTCCTTCCAAGATTCATATGGTTTATTACCACCACAATCTATATCTATAGCTACTACTTTAGTAGCTCTTACATTATCTTGTTTCCTGTTTCCTTTCTGCTTGAATGCAGATATTGCAAAATAAGTATTGTTATTAGTTTTATCTAATCGTTCACATACTTGTGCAAGTTCCTCCCTAGACCTAAAAAACCCCTGTCGTCTACCGTCTTTGTTAATTACAGTAGTAACATAAAATCCCTCGTCTGGTAAAACTTGCTGAAAAAATTCCAACATATTCATATTTGATTTACCTTTATCATGGGGGTAGCTGGAAAAACTCAAAACTACAAAATGAAAAACCAACTACCCCGTTCTGTTATATTATTCTTTTTCTTTTAAAACCTCAAGAAGCCTTCTGAATCTAAGTTTCTGTTCCATAGCTATAATCTCAGGCATAGGCCACCCGCTTTCCATAGCAGATAGTAATTTCCTTAAAGTATCTCGTACTCTCTCATCATTTTTTCTACGGACAGGTTTTCCTTTTACCCATCCGTAATAAGTCATACGGGATACCTCTAGAATCTCAGCCATATTACCTGTAGTAAGTAACATGTGTTTCCTTAAAGCTTCTACTCTTTTAAAATCTAGAGGTAACTTTGCCATTAGTTTACTCCCCAACAAGCTTAGCTATTTCAGCAGCTAACTCATCATTAGTTGTTGTCGAAGGTACATCTTCAGGCTCTTCAACAGGTACAGGTTTAATTTTAGGTTTAGCTTTAGGTTTTTCCTTTGCTGCAGGTGCTGCATCTATGTTTACGCTTACATCAACTTGTTCCTGTGTGTTTGGAGATTCTGTTGATTCCGCCTGGTCAGCACCAGACACAAACCCATCTTCTTCCTCAAAGTCAAAACTGTCAGCTCCGCTACCTGTTCCTTCAACATATTGAATAACTTGCACAGCTTGAAGTCTTAGAGTTACACCACATCCAATAGCTGGCGAGCTATAAAATGCAAGTAATCCTCCAACTTTAAGTTCTGAGCCACCAAATATATTGTGGTCTATCATAGGTTGTTTCTTAGAATCAAATACAGCAGGCTTAAACTTAGATTTAAATTTAAATATAATGTTTCCTGTTTCCTCCCCATCTTCATCTACTTCACTACTAAATGGTAATGGTGCTTGCTTTAAATTTGCTTTAGGTTTTTTATCTTTTTCAGATTTCATACCAGCAACAAGCAACTCTTTAATTAATTTAACTAAAGGTTGAGCCTCTTCTTGTGGTATAGAAAGGTTTACTTTGTACATAGGCACACTTGCGTAACCTTTCTCAACTGCTTGTGTATCAGGTTTACTGATATACGGATAGTGAGCAATACCCACTGGTGTTGTAATTTTCATAAGTCCTCCGACTTGTTATTGATTGAATACCCTACCTCAACAGAAAAATCAAAATCATCTGCGGTAGTTTTTGGTGTAGATATCTCGCCCGTAACTAACTTCACTTCTTCAGAATCTAATATTGTGTCAACATATTTCTGGATGTTGTCATTATTAAACCCACTAAATTTAAATTTTAGTCTTGGGTAACTAACTTCCTCATCAAAACATAATGTTGTCTTACATATCTCAGGGACAATACCTCTCATAGATAATGTTTTATGATATGTATTTAGATTTTTTAAAGATGAAGGTGTTATATGTAAAAGATGTACACCCTCTTTTGGTTTGTCAGCAAGGATAACTGCTACTCTTTTTATATCAGAGCAATCTTTAACCTTGTACCCTTGAGGTGTTATTTTAGAACCCCATGCGTTGCGTGGACATAATGCACACACATCATTCTGAGGTGACACACTGGCTTTGCTAGGTGCCTTACCATCAAGAGAAAAACAATCTGGAGTTGTAGACTCCCTATCGTCTGACCATTCACTTTCGTACCACATCTTAGACACATTCGGATTAGCTCCTACGAATACAACATCTAAACTTGTTTCAGATAGTTTGTCGTATGTGCCGTCTTGGATGGTAGCAAAAGTAGAATTCTTTATTGAAAGTTTTTTTCTCATTAATCTTCCACTTTGTTTACTGGTTTTCTTACATTGACATCAATACGAGTACCATAGTTAATACCTGATGGTACCGATTTATCAGCCTCTATATAACCACGAACTGCTGTCTTACTAACTCTCTTTTCTAGTAAGTCAAAAGCGTCATTATCTTTTATAAACTCAAGCACTGCGTCCCAATCTGCAACTTGTGCAAAATCAGTAGTAGTTAAAAACGCTGTACCATTGCCTGTCTTAAAAGAATCTACGCCTTGTTCATCTGCTTGTTCTTTGATATATGCCTCTAATTTAGCCATTTGCTCTTTAATACTTTTAACTTTCTCTTTAGTTTTAGATTCAAGAGTTTCTTTTTCGCCTCTCAATTTAAGGTATGTATCTATAACTTTGTTTATAGGTATGTTCATTCTTTCCTCTCTTTTTTAATAAGGTCTAGTAATAGACCCTGTAGTTTCTGTTTACTCCTTAACCGTTCATACATTTTATACTCAAGCTCTGTTGCCTCAATATGTATAATGTTTGATACATGTTTCTTACCAATCCTTTCTATTCTTCCATTCGCTTGAATGTATTGCTCATTGCTTGTCACAGGACCATACCATATGATAGTACTAGCTCTTGTAAGAGTAAGTCCATGTGCCATGGTAGCTGGGTGGGCAATAAGAACATGAGGATTGTCTGCGTTTTGGAAGTCATGAAATATCTTGTTTCTTTTTGTAGCTGATACTTCTCCATTAACTACCGCAACACTCCATTGTTTAGAGAGAGCTCTCTCTAACATTCTTAATGTACCTGTTAAAGGTACAAATACTATAACTTTACCATCAACTTGTTCTATTGTTTCTTGAACAACGTTAACTCTTGGAGAACAATCAACTTCTATGTGGTCTCCTTCATCTCCGTACACCACACCACAACTTATTTGTACAAGTTTTTGTAGTTTAACTGCTTCGTTAACAGCAGTAATTGTTCCTTCTTCTTCTAATTCTGTAGCAAAATGTTTAAGCATTTTGTTATAATGTTTAGTTTGGTCTGATGTAAGAGCAACCTTTCGAGTTTGAAACACAGTCTCTGGTAGGTCAAAGCACTCATCTCTTGTATATCTAACTGATGGATATAAAACTTGTTTAACTGTATCAATAGATTGAACTCTTGGTACCCATTTCCACTGACTAATTTTAAGCATTACCGATTCTCTAAAAGCTGTATATGTTTTAGTATTAAATGGGCTCTCAACAAGTTTAGCTAAAGCCCATGCGTCTGTAGGGTCATTGGGTGTAGGTGTACCTGTCATAAGCCAAAGTCTTGTATTGGTTTCTCTCTCCATAAACTTACGAATAATTTTAAATCTATTAGTGGACGGGTTTCGCAACACGGCTGCCTCATCTATAATGATAAGGTCAAACATGTTTCTACATTCTTGTTCAATTATTTGGAAACCATCGTGGTTAATAATAAAAAAGTCTGCTTGTGTTTTTAATAATTGTTTTCTTCTAGCACTAGTACCATGTAAAGTTACTGCTTGTCTATGTGGAAAACTTTTAAATATACTATCACCCCATACTCTCTCTAAAGTTGACAAAGGTGAGATAACTAAAACCTTACGAATCTTTCCTATTTCCATGAGGTAGTCGCATGCCCATAAAGCTGATTGAGTTTTACCTGTACCTATTTCATTAAGCACTAAAGCTTTATTATGTATAGTTAAAAATGCTGATGTCATTTTCTGATGGTGGTATGGAGTAAACTCCCCACTCCAATCGTAATAATAAAGTATTGGACTAGGAGCATTCAAACCAACTTTTTTCAAAACCTGAACCGATTCTATGGTATGAGGTGTGACAACAAGTTTGTGGTTGTTGTACGTTAATTCACGGGAATCAGGAATAGTCTCTAAAATTTTATTAGGAAACTTAGGTTTTAATGCTAATGCTTTTGCTTGTTCTACTACTATCATCTATAATCTTCTCTATGTAAGTTTTAACTTGGTTAATAGTTTTGTCATCATACACAACAAAACATTTACCTTTAGCCATTTCAATATCTTTCATACACTTAAGTTGTAAGGCGGTGGGTTTCTTAGTCCTGTCCGCCTTACACTCTACTCCAATAAAGCTACCGCAAACCACAATAACTCTATCAGGTATACCTGACTTACCATATATCCCTGATTGTGGCGAATAAAACCACACTCCAGAGTTTTTCAAGGACTTTAACATGGTGTCAAGTTTATTTTTAATTTTTCCCTCTGGTGTATTAGCCATATTATAGATATTTACAGTGTTGTCAAGTATTAAATTCGTGCATATTCGCAAATATTATTGGCTGGGCAATACCTACATAAACCGCTTGGTCTTGCTGGGAAGTTATTAGATGTATAGGCTTGGTCAATCTTATCTATTTTTGATAAAACATTAGTCCACATTATATTAGTATCAACATGATTAAAGTTCTCGGTATCTATCTTGCCCTCCTTTAACCATACGAAACTAGACTTTACATGTTTTATAGTTGGATAGTGTTTAAATGTTTGTAGAGCAAACAGTTCTAACTGAAAAAAATCTGGTCTTCTTTTACCTGTTTTCCAATCCATTATAATAGCTGTGTCATCTTTGAGGATAAGAACATCTAAGATACTGCGTAACCATGCGTCATTGTCATACCAACCTGTTGGTGTAAGGTTTTCATTGAGGCATAGCTGTTGTTCTAAATACAAGTCAGCATTTTCTGTAAGTTTTTCAATAGTGTTACAAACTTGTTCGTGCTTAATTGATTCTTTAGGTAATGGCTCGGAGAGAGCCAAGCGATTTTCTAGTTGCTTGTGTACTCTCTCTCCATATATAGTAGCCTCGCTCCCCATATCTTTTACATCTTTGTTAATTCTCTGATGTAGATACCTTTTAGGGCATTGTTCAAACATCTTAATAGATGAGTAGCTATGTGTAAGTTTTTCCATTACTTTGGTTGTTGATTCATTCTATTAATTATATCATGTTTTAATAAGTCAATCCTACCTAGCTCACTCATAGTGTCATCTATCTGTGTTGAATGCCTAATATATGAATTCCCTACTCTTAGCAAAACAAAAACATGTGTTACCTCATCATTATCTTCTGCTACTTTTTTTGTTTCATCTAATATTTTTATTACATTTTCTTTTGTTGTCATTTGCAATCTCCATAGTTATTACCTACCCCACTCTCACATGCAACAGGCAAATTGCCTGCCCAGCTAGGCGGAGTAGACATTATTGTCTCAACGTGTTTCTGTGTCTTTGTATAGTTTTTAGCATCAGCCAGTAAAATTAGTTCATCATGTACTTGAAATAAAACTTTGTGTGTTTTCCCTAGTTTTACCATCTGTTCGGATATAACTAACCTTGCTAGTGCTTGTACTATATTCTCAGTCACTTTTCCTCCATAGATTTTAGTCCATTCCTTATCTTCAAGAGTACCATTAAGTTGTAGTTTCTTATAAGTTCTTGAGTTAGAAATGTATTCAAACCCATTATCTGTTCGCCTTAGTTTTGGATATCTAATGCGAAGTCCATTCGGTAATAAGATTCCTCTAGAATCGTATTCCAACATGTCATCATGTATACTGCCTTTCCTATTATGTAGTATCCCACGCAATGCGTAATCACACACTCCCCAGAAAATTACAATCATATGGTTTTTTTGTCTATACAAGTTGACAATTCTTTGTGCCTCATTTATATCAATATCTACTGACATACCACCCTGTCCTAATGCCAAGGTATCTTTAAATTTTACTGCCCCCATTCCATAACCAAGCCCTAATATACAAGTCTTGCCTACAAATCGCTCTAGTTTATCTTCTTTAGTAATTTTTCTACCATAAATCTCACTAGCAAATTCACTGTATACATCTCTACCTTCTTTAAATGCTTGTACTAAATCTTTTTGTCCGCTTATATATGCAACCATTCGAGCCTCAATCTGTGATGAGTCACAGGCAATTAACATTTTGTCTTTTGGTACTGTCAATGCTTTACGAATAGCTCCATTACGAGGTAAGTTCTGTAAATTAAGTTTATCCCCACCACTAAACCTACCTGTATGAGCCCCATAATAATTTAAAAGGATTGGTAATCTACCTCTATCACTTACATTAATTAAGTTTTCAGCTCTTGTCTGTTCAATAGTAGACTTAACATTCAATCTTGCTCCAACAAGTTCTCGTATGATTGGATTATCGTGTTGACTCAGGGACGTAAGCTGTTTGTCTGTTTTTGCAAATGCATAAGTCTCTTTACCTGTTGTGGCGGAAATTTTTTTCGGTGGCTCCACGCCAAGTTTCTTCAAAATTTTTGCGAACATATTATTAGAGGACAAAATTTTTTCCACGCTTTCAGGTGAGGCTCCAATTTTAGTAGCTAAACTGTCAACAAGTTTATGTTTGTCTGACTTTATCTTCTCTGCGTGCCTGCATAAAAGTTTTTTATCAAGTTCAATATGTGGCTCGGTGTACATTCTAATTGTTTGGTCTATAACCTTAAGTTCAGACTTAGGAAAATCTTTAACTAGAATTTTAAAGAGTTTGTAAGTTAGTTCGACATCATTAATACAGTAGTTCGCATAGTCCTCAAGTTCTTTAGGAGTAAAGTCTTTCTCTCTTTTACCTAAAGCATTGATAACTTCAGTTCCTTTTTTCCCTACCTTATATATAGAAGAAAGACTAGCCAACGAGCAACCTACAGTTGCATTGTGGAGTGGTCTAGCCATAGACATAGTATCTAGCCAAAACTTAGGATTAATGTTGTAGTGCCACGAAAGTATAGACCCATCAAAAATTGTGTTGTGTGCAAGTATACAAGAATTACTCATGTCCACTGAAGCCAGAGCATCATGGACATTTTTATACCAACGTGTTGGTGTGTCATTTACCTTAATCGCCATCCCGATAATCTCAAACCTTTCGTCTCTAATGTAAGATTCAGTTGTCATTTTAGATAGAGAGTAGTCCCTATCATAATAGGTTTCAAAATCTATAGTTATTATATCCATGCTACCCCTGTTCTGCTTTCTTAATTAGTATATCTAAATATTGCCTAGCTTTTTTCAAGTCCTCTATCTGCCCTTGTTTCGTTGGGTGTTTGTGTTGCCACCTACAGACATACTTAATTACATTTGATTCACAATAAGGTATTTCATTCTCAACAATAAATGTTATTGGCTCAATCTTATACCTTGTGTAGTGTTCTGGTTTCTCTACCTTGTCATTACTTCTTACTATTGTCATATATTTTCCTCCTCATATGGTTTAAAATAAAATATAATATTGCCCTCTAATGTTGCAACATCATCTGATACTCCAAAGTGTTCCTCCTCGTTGTACCATGCCCAATTAGTATGACCATACTTCCTCCTACAATAATCATCTATTACTTCTGTTATATCACTCATCATCTTTCTCCTTATTAGTTGATGGATAAAACCATAATCTGTACTTGCCATCTTCTGCATATCCATGCTCGTACCATGAACGGTCATCAACCCATTTTTGTCTCGTTTTAATACCCCACCTTTTACAAAAGCTAATAATGTTAGTTGCCTGTCTGCGATTACATACAATGCTGTCTCCGTCATCTAACTCAGTAATCCATTTATACTTATGGATATATCTCGCTGTAGCACTCCCTTTCGTTTTCTTAGATGTAAAAGGTATGTTCTTTTCAATTTTAAACTCACTCATCATCTTTCTCCTTTAATTGTAATTCACAATAACATTTACTGTCTGTAATCCAAACAAACGAACACTCCTCTCCCTCATCAACTTGTTCATAATGACTACAAGATTCTGATTCTTTAAAGTCTTGTTCATACGGACACCTCTTTAGTTTATTAACACAAGGATTTTCAATGGTTTTTTCCCATGCATTAAAATCTTCTTTATTGTTAAGGTTTAAAAACTTACTCATCATCTTCCTCTTCTAAAGGGTCATGATAAAATATTATGCTAGGCATTTTATCTCCTAACTTTTTATCTTTGACTTCTTTAAGTTCTTCTTCTGTCAATGTGTCTGCAAATGCCCAATTAGTATGACCATATTCTGCCTCACATATATCATCTATCCGTTCTGTTATATCTCTACTCATCATCTTCCTCCTTTCTATTTATTTTTTCATATGGAATAAGAAATTTTACATGAACATGTCCACCTTGCATTGATGATATAACAAACTCATATGGGCATTTCTTAACCCATTCTAAAAAGCTTTCCATATTTTGTACGTGTGCATTCATAGTTTTTTCTCCCACTCTATTATTTTTTCATACAACTGACTGGCACATTCCTGTCTAGTATAACCTTCTGTATTATCATTTAGTTCTTTCCTCAA